TTCTAAAGGAGAAACTATCATGGAAAATCAAAATATCTTAACTATTAAATTCAATGACACAGAAGACCTTGCACTTAAAATCGCAGAATGGAATGGAATTTTAAACCATCAATGTTGTGGCAATTGCCACGATGAAAAGCACCCTGCTGAACAAGTAACAAAAGCAATGTGTGAAACTGCACCTAAAGCAGAGCCTACTACAAAGCAGGAAAAACAGAAAACTCCAGAAATTACGGATGACGACCTTCCAGTACTTCCTCTTGACGCTGATCCGTCGCCTAAAGCAGAATCACAACCTCAGCCAGTCGTTCAAGAAAAGGTTAAATCTGTTCCTAAACCAGAACCTGAACCAGAACCAGAACCTGCATTGGATGTAAGTGACGAACCTGTAGATAAAAAAGTCTTTTATAAGGAATTCCGTGAATGGATGGGCGAAGATGGGGTAAAAGCAAAAAAAGCACTTGCAATTTTTAGCAAGCATGGTGTTACTCGTCCATCTAGTGACTCTTTGACAGATGATCTTATCACCGATTTGAAGTCTATCATGGCAGAGAAGGAGGCTTAAATATGGCTAAGCAACAATTTAAAAGCCAAGCAGATATATGTAAAAAGTCGCTAGACATATTACACAAGGCCATTGAAATGGACCCGGGTAACGCTGAAGAGTACCAGGCGGGTATCGCATATACAGAGAATGTCATGAAAGCGTCCAATGCGATTGTAAAAGCCTTTGATGTGGTCGAGCCTCCTAAGTCAGCTACTCCTAAGGATAAAACGGAAGATGCTACAAAGGAAGAAAAGCCAAAGCGTACCCGTAAAACTAAAACAGCCAAAGAACCTGCACCAGTTGATAGCCAACCAGCTACAGATGAAACACAGTCAGTGGTTGAGTCTAGTGTAGAAGAAAATGCTGACCTCTTTGCTATGTTTGGCGATTAAGGCGGTGGTGTTCTGTGGAAACTGTGTCAAGTTTATACATCCGCAAAATGTTCGACAGCATCATAATTGAAAAACATTATGATTCTGCTTACACAACAATTCACCATTGCGATTGCAATCATACATTTGGTGGCACATGGAACCGCAAATATAGCATGGGCTGCGAATATTATACAGGTGCGAAATATTATGTTTGTCCTAATTGTGGAACCCGCTCTGAACCATATGTACACAAAGTGATATTAACATGTGATGACGAGGAATTATTTCCTAAAGAAATGTTTTTTGAGGTCGTTAATTGCAAAGACTTCCTCGATCTTCGTATTAAATATAAAGGTATTCAGCTATTTTGGGATGGAACGTCTGAAGATGGCTCTTATAAAGAGGTTTTGCGTTTTGATTTCAAAGCCAGAAAAGCTTTTTATATCGATGAAGATAAGAGAAAACATGAACTCACAGTCGATTATATTCGTGAGTATGATAATCCGATTATGCCAATTTTAAAATACATAGGGAAGTCATATGCAGTTCATGGAGTTAATAAAGAACATTTGGCCAAACTCTTCAAAAGTCTGCGCCTAACGTTTGAAAAACGCTTGTCAGAGCAGTGTGGATATAAAGTAAAAGATGTTTATATCCCACATTCGATTAGTGAATATGGCGGATATGGAATTTCTATGTTGGTTAATATGATCTTAAAGCTTAGAGCTCCTGATATGCCTGCTGTCACTAAAATTATTAAAAGCAACATTAAATGGACTCCACGCTATTGGATGGGTTCCATAAGAGATCTACATTTTGATGATTCGATTTTAACTATGACTAAAAAGGGGACCGGATTCTTAGAAGCATTGCGAATTTATCATCGAGCTCCTGATAGTAAATTATTGCGTAGCATTATGGTTAATGACCCTATGATTGTTAAGTTATCAGATATGCTGAATGTTTTTAAAGACGAAAATAATCGAAGGACAATATTGACGCTTAATCGAGACAAAGGGTTCGATGATGTATCTGCGAAAATAATTAATGCAGCTCATTTAGATGAGAATATGGGTGTTAGGTCTCAAAAAATCTTTAATATGTGGATTGGCCTTTCCAAACGATATGGCGAACGAAATTTATTGCGGTATTTGTTAAATGTCACTGCATCAGATATCAGGGATATCGTTAATATGTACAGTCAAATAAACGGTAAGTATATAGCTCAAGTTTGGAATACTGATTGCAAGTTAAAAGACTTCCATGATGTTGTAGTTAATATTTACAACAAGCAAGAGTATGGCGACGTAATGCTTCCAGATGTTCCTCAACTACAAGCGGATGTAAATGGAATGCATTTTATGGTCCCAAGAACTGCCGCAGAATTAATGACTGCTGGTAAACGATTAAAAAATTGTGTGGGCTCATACCGGGATAGAGTCATGAAAGGAACTACGGCAATAGTGTTAGTTACCGACGATGCTATGAAGCCGGTTGCATGCCTAGAATTGGCCAATAAGGGTAAGAAGAAAGGTCGTCAAATATTTGACTTAGTGCAGGCGAAGCTCTTCGCTAATGAAGAACTAAAAAAGAATGCTCAAATTAATTCGACGGTAATGCAATGGGCCAATCAATTGCAGATTGAGCCGCACACCATCGATGTGGATGCCACTGTTGTATAGGAGAATGATATGAAACTCACAAAATTAGAACTACTTAACTTCAAAGGATTAACTTCCTTTACGTTAGATTTAAACGGCGATGTTGTAATCCGTGGCGATAATGCCACCGGCAAAACGACTGTATTTGACTCAGTGTGTTGGTTGCTATTTGGCAAAGATAGCCTGGATAGGGCTGATTTTGAAATCAAAACATTGGATGGTGGTGAACCTATCCATAAAGTCAATCACGAAGTAACAGGGACCTTTACATTAGATGAAGGTGGTACTGTTGAGCTTAAACGCGTCTATCGTGAAAAGTACTCTTCCCCTCGTGGTGGTGAAGTTACCTTAACAGGCCACACGACAGATTATTTTGTCGATGGTGTGCCTAAAAAAGAAAAAGAATACAAAGAAATGGTTAGTTCTCTTGTAGATGAAAGCATCTTCAAATTAATTACAAATCCATTGTATTTTAACGAAACGTATTCCTGGCAAAATCGCCGGAAGCTGCTCCTTGAAATGTGTGGCGATATTGATGATGCCGCTGTAATTAATAGTCGTGAAGACTTAAAACGATTAGCAGAGTTATTAGATGGACGCACGGTTGATGATCAACGCAAAGTGATTGCCAGCAAGAAAACAGCTATTAATAAAGAACTGGATATGATTCCTGTTCGTATTGATGAAGCTGTGCGAAATAAACCTGAAGTTATGGCTGATAAAAATAAACTAATCAGTGATATTAAAACTTTATCAACGGGCATTGATGATGTTGAAAAACAAAAGGCCATTATTAAAAACGGTTTTAGTGCTACAGAAAAGCAGTCTAAAATTCGTGATATTAATCGTCAATTAGATGTTAGACGTTCAGATGTACTATCCGATTACCATAAGCGCAAACAACATTTGCGCAGCGAGTACGAAACGGCACTATCTAAATTAAAGGCGACTGAAGCTGAAAGAGATAGATGTATGGATAGAAGCAACGAGCTTAATAAAGAAATTGAGCGAGAAGCCAAACGCATCGAAACTCTAACGTCTGAATTCGACACATTTAACTCTCAGCAGTTTAGTAAAGAGGCTTGCCCTACTTGCGGGCAGCAATTGCCGGCGGATAAGCAGGAAAAACTCGAGGCAGAATTTAACGCTAATAAATCTAAAAAGCTTGAAGAATGGAAAGGCCTTATCGATAGTGCTGCTAAGTTAAAAGAAAACTACGAAGAGCAGCAAAAAACTATGATATCGAAAGCTGACGGATTAATAGATGACATTACCCTACAAAGCAAGGAGAGAGATATTAAACGTGAAGAATATGAAGCGTATTCTGAACCTAATGTCGAAGATGATCCTACATATGCTGACTTAAAAGCTCAATTGTTCTTGCTTGAGATTGAAGAGGAACCAGGTGCAGATGTCAAAGAACTTGCAAGACTTGATGATGAACTAGCCTCTTTGAAATCTAAAAAAGCAAATCTCGAGACTGAATTGAATAAATTTAAATTGATTGATGATATTGAAAATCGTGTTATCGAATTGGAAAACCAACAACAAAAACTTGTTACTGAAAAGAATGAACTCGATGAAGCATCATATCTTATGGATGAGTTCGTAAAAGCCAAAGTTAACATGTTGGAAGAAAGCATTAATGCAAGGTTTAAATTAGCTCGTTTCAAGATGTTCAACGTTATGTTAAATGGCAATGTCGAGGAATGTTGTGAAACCACTTATAAAGGCGTTCCATATCGCAGCATGAACAACGCAGCACGCATTAATGTAGGCTTGGATATTATCAATGCATTGACTAGCTATTTTAAAGTTAATGCTCCGGTGTTTATTGATAATGCCGAAGCTGTTACTGACTTTATCCCTGTTAATAGCCAAACAATTAAATTGATCGTTGATGAATCAGAACCTCAACTGGTCGTTAAGGAGGTATAGGTATGACTGATTTACAGATTTTCAAAAATGATACATTTGGTCAAGTTCGTATTTTAGAAAAAGATAATGAATTATGGTTTGTTGCAAAGGATGTCGCTGATACTCTCGGGTACCAAAACGGTAGTCGAGATGTAAACCGACACACTGATGAAGAAGATAGAACAAAGACAATGGTGTTTGATGGCAATCAAAATAAAGAAACGATTTTGATTAATGAAAGCGGACTTTATTCCCTGGTACTATCTAGCAAATTACCAACGGCAAAACAATTCAAACGTTGGGTCACCTCTGAAGTGATTCCTCAAATTCGTAAGACTGGTGCTTATAGCATGAATATTCCCAAGTCGTTGCCTGAAGCTCTTAGAGCTTACGCCAACGAGGTGGAGTCGCACAATGCTACCAAAGCTATCGTTGCTCAACAGGAGCAACAGATAGCAGAATTTAAACCGGTTAAGGATTACGTTGATAAAATCTTATCTAGTAAATCCTGCTTAACAATTACTCAGATTGCCGCTGACTACGGCATGAGTGCTCAAGAATTAAATAAGATTTTGCATGAAGCTGGCCTACAACGTAAGGTCGGTGATCAATGGATTCTCTACAAGCAGCATATGTCTAAAGGTTTTACTAAATCCGAAACCTTTACATTCTGCAGAAGTGATGGTCGCTTAGATTCTAAAATCACTACTAAATGGACGCAAAAGGGTCGTTTAGAAATTCATAATATTTTATCTAACTTAGATATCCACGCTGTATGCGAGGATGTGGCATAGGAGGTACGTAATGGGTGAAGTAACAAAAGCACAATCTCAAACACCATCGCTTAAAACTATGGTGTCTAGTGAGTCAGTAAAGAAACGTTTTAATGAAATCTTGGGTAAAAAATCAGCGGCCTTTGTGTCCAGTTTGATTTCTGTATCTAATAATAATGAACTTTTATCGAAAGCAGACCCTACTACAGTTATTACTGCAGGTGTGATGGCAGCTACTTTGGATCTTCCAATCAATCAAAACCTGGGGTTTGCCTATATCGTTCCTTTCTACAACAGTAAAAAGAAAATTAATGAAGCTCAATTTCAAATGGGGTACAAAGGGTATATCCAGTTGGCCATGCGCACAGGTCAATATAAGACCATTAATGCTAGTGAAATTTACGAAGGCGAAATTAAGCACCATAACAAACTTACTGGCGAGTTCGAATTAGGCGAGCGGACTGGTGATAACGTAGTTGGTTATATTGCTTATTTCAAGCTCATTAATGGCTTTGAAAAGTATTTATATATGTCTAAAGAAGATGCTGAAGCACACGCTATAAAGTATTCTCAAACATATAAAAGGGGATTTGGCCTTTGGAAAACTGACTTTGACGCCATGGCCATAAAAACAGTACTCAAACGTTTGTTAAGTAAATATGGCATTTTATCTGTTGAAATGCAAAGTATGGCTAATGCAATTTCTGTAGATGGTGCCGTCATTCGTGATAATAATGGCGAGCTCACCCCTGATTTCGAAGGTGAAACTATCGATGTTCAATCTGATGTAGCAGAAACCATCGCTAATAATGCAAATTCTGAAGCCATTGACATTGAACCTGGTCCTGCCAGTGAATTTGTTAATCCTGAAACTGGTGAAGTAGTCAAAATGTTCGGTGATTAATTGTGATTAGTATTCAAGCATTCGGTAGTAGCTCAAAAGGGAACTGCTACCGAATCAAAACTTCCACTAATGGGGATGAGTTACTCCTGGATGCAGGACTACCGTTTAAAGACATTCAGAGATATTGCCGGTTTAACTTTTTGCATTTATGCGGAACGTTACTCACACATCAACATGGAGACCATAGCAAGGCTGTCAATGATCTATTAAAGCTTGGACATCGTGTCTATATGCTATCAGATACCGCCAATGCCTTGTATGTATCTGATAAGCACACAGCAATTCTTATAACCCCAAAAGTTCAATTTACGGTAGGCAATTTCAGTATCTTACCATTTGAGTTAGAACATGACGTTCCTAATATTGGATTTCTAATTTCAGACGGTGAAGAGAAGCTGCTATATATTACCGACACCTATTATTGCCGGTATACGTTTAAAGATGTTGATCATATCATGGTTGAATGTAACCATTCCTATGAAATCCTAAATCAGCATGTAGAAGCCGGTTACCTGGATGAAAAACGAATGGAGCGGTTAATTCAATCTCATTTTTCTTTAGAAAACGTCATTAAATTCCTAAAATCTATGGACCTAACTAAGTGCCAAGACATACGGCTACTACATTTATCTGATAGCAACTCAGATGCAGAAACATTCAAACGAGCTGTTCAAGCTGCCACTGGAAAATTAGTAATCGTGGAGCAAGAAAGGAGTCCCTTATGATTATTAAATCGATTCAAATTAAAGATAACGATATCAGTATTGCTTATCAGAAGCCATCTGCCACAGGGTTAACGGATGTATTCACGTTAAAATCTAAGGATGATCCACGTCCTGAACTTCTGCAAGCATTCAGCAAACTGCAGTCTATTGTAAAAAAGAACTTTGAATTCTTGGAAGAATTTAAAATCCCATTTTTGGTAAATACATTCAAATTTAAGTATGGCGACATCGAAGGCCTTATTAACCAGGTTGGTGTCGAGGGTATCGTGTCTGATATGAACACCCCTAACGAATTTAAATTTAAAACGGACTGGTTAAATGTTGAATATGCAGACTCTACATTTGCTATCTCAGTTCAAGATTTAATCGATGAATGCATTAAGTTCATTATGGGACGTCGAGCCCAGGATAATTTATTTAACGACAATGAAGAGTGATAAAAATGGCGAAAAACCAATCATACTACTTTAGTCATGATATCAATGCGAGTAATGATCCTAAAATCGCTGCTATGATTTCAGAATTAGGAATGATTTCCTATGCATGGTGGTGGATATTGATTGAAAAATTAGCCGCAGCAGATGATTATAAATTGCCACTAAAAAAATATACATTCGTCGCTTTGGATAATGAATTAAAGATGAATGATGAACAAATTTTAACAAGTGTTCAACAAGTGTTCAACAAAAATCAACACGTGTTGGAACAAAATTCAATGTGTTCATTTTGTTCATTTTTGTTAATTTATTTGTTGATTCATGACTACGAATTATTGGACTGTGATGACGAATATTTTTGGTCACCCAGCTTAATTCGTAGATTTGAGTTTAAAAAAGTGAAAGAGGAAACTATCCGCGAAAAACGTAGGTTGGCGGGCCTTAAAAGTGCGGAATCTCGAAAAGCAAAAAAACAAAATTTAACACATGTTCAACAAAATTTAACACATGTTCAACAAAATCAACTAATAAAAGAAAAGAAAAGAAAAGAAAATAATATAGAGAGAGATACGCGCGCGCGTGAAGACGAAAATCCTATATCTATATTTGAAGATGATGAAGTAAAAAATAAACCCATTTACGAATTGTATATGAAATCAATTGGAATTGTATCACCTACTATTAAAGAGCGATTAGATGATCTAGTTGAATCATATGGCAAAGAACGAGTCATTGTTGCTATTAACACCACAGCGGATAACGGTGGCAATAGTATCAAGTATGTTGAAACTGTCACGGCAGGGAATCTAAAGCAGGAGGTGCAAAAGGATTTTGGAGCAAGCAAATGTAACAGCAATGCTAGAGGCGTGTCTCGAAAAAATTCGAGAAAGGACGAAGACGTCGACTGGGAAAAAGAATATCAAAGAGTCCACGGTAAAAAATGAGTTCTTTTATCCGGTCTACGATGAACCAGTAGTCATTCAAACTAACATTAATACCACCTATACCGCAGTCGGAATCCCTAAGCGGTATTATGATATGGATTTTGACTGGTTACGTAAACACGGTAGCTTTCCAAAAGAGAACGCTGAAGCTTATGACGTGGTTAAAAAGTATTCTGATAATCTGAAAGCTAATCTTGATTCCGGTAAGGGCCTCATATTAAGGGGCCCAGCTGGTACCGGCAAGACATCGATTGCGGTAAGTATCCTAAAACAGGCTATGGCATTAGGCAAAGGGTGTCTAATGATTTCAATGCCTAATTTATTAGACACTATGCTTACATTGTCTAAAGGCGACAATGTAGCTTATCTAAGATTTGAGCAAAAACTTAGGAATATCCCATTGCTATTGCTTGATGACTTTGGGGCGGAGTATTCCAAGTCTGATTGGGTACCGTCTAAGGTTGAAAGCATCATTATTGATCGCTACAACCGGATGAAACCCATAATTCTTACGACGAATTACAGCGATGCTTGGACTGAAAAGAATTATAGTCAAAGAGTATATGACCGCCTGCGTGGAGAATATGCGGTGGCTATATTTAATGGAGCGTCACATCGATGAAAATTATATTGAAATGTCAGTTTAGATTTCGTAAGAAAACCCATGACCGGTTCCCAACGTTAAATGAGTATATCGACTGTGAACGTGGCTCAACTATAGCAGCTGCAGCGATGAAGAAAAAATGCACTGAGCAGGTTAAAGAACAATGCCTTTCACAGCAGATACAACCTGTTAATGGGAAAGTAGACCTGTTATTTGAATGGCATTCTTCAACTAGGCACGATCCTGACAATGTAGCGTTTGCCAAGAAGTTCATTCTTGATGGTCTGCAGTTGGCTGGTGTACTAGAAAACGATAACAGAAAATTCATCGGTACTATGGCTGATGAGATTATTCAGGATGATGAAGACTATGTAATCTTACACATCACAAAAAACATGGGAATATTTTTATAATTTTAAAAATCAAGGAGATAAAAAAATGAGTAACTTACAAGTAAAGGCAATTGAAGCAGCTCGCAAAGTGCTAGTAGAAATGGGGCATGAATTTGAAGAATTAGAATTCATGTATGTTGTATGGTTTTGTAAAACCTTGCAAAACTGGAAAGCATTAGTAAGTGGTCCGAATATTGATGAATATGTAGAAGTAACACATAATGGTGACCATGATGAGACATATGTTGATGTTTATTGCAAAGCTAAAAATGTGTGCATAAAAGATAACTAATGAAAATACTAGATGTATGCTGTGGCAGCAGAATGTTTTGGTTTAACAAAGAAAATGCAGACACAATTTACATGGATAATCGAACTGAAGATATAATGCTATGTGATGGTAGAAAGCTAATAGTTAAGCCTGATATAATCGCAGATTTTCGGGACCTTCCTTTTGAAAATGAAAGCTTTTATCTAGTAGTATTTGATCCACCTCATCTAATAAGGGCAGGAGATAACTCATTTTTAAAATTAAAATATGGAAGGTTAGATACAACATGGAAAGATGACATTAAGCAAGGCCTCTCTGAATGCTGGAGGGTTTTAAAGAAGAATGGGACAATGGTATTCAAATGGAATGAGGAACAAATCTCGTTTTCTAAGATTAAAGCCTTGCTCCCTTGCGAGCCTGTAATCGGACAACGTAGGGGAAAAACAATATGGTTGATATTTTTTAAAAGCTGAAATGTTAGTTGTTTATCACTGGTAAAAACAAATTCGGACTAAAATATAAAATTACTTGTAAAGGGGGCAACATATTTGAATGAATATGATATTGAGAAAATCACAAGGTTGGCCACAGAGGTGGCAACTAAAACTTACTATGAATTAGCCAAACAAGAAAATGCTCAACTAGGTCGTAAACTTCGACACAACACGATCAAGCTGCTTAAGCATTACAGTCAGCTGCAGTCCTATGTAGACAATGCTATCTCGGATTCGACACAAGCCGAGGATATATGGCTCAATGAACTGCTAGTTGATATGTTTGACGACAACAGCATAGTAAGGGTAAATGCTATTGTTAAGAGCAAAGAAAAAACAGCATTGATGATGCGACATGTAAATAATATGCTAGATATCTATGCGGAAAAGTGCAACACAAAGCAATTTAAGTATTGTGAGTGCATGCGCAGATATTATATTAATGGGGAGACTCTAGAGCAGATAGCTGAATCCTTTCCTGAAAAGCCAGATGTTCGTACCATTAAACGCTACATCGCTAGAGGAATTGAAGAACTATCCGTATTGCTCTGGGGCGTTATTGGGTTGAATACAAAAATAGCTTAATGAAATTGTCCCAAAACTGTCCTAGACGTGTCCTTCTTGACAATTTATAATGATAGTGTGAGTAAATGGGAAAACAAATACTCTATCTCTCAACGACACAGTGAAACCTAGAACACTAAAACGGAAAGACCACTCAATCTATACGGTTAGGTGGTCTTTTTGTATGCAAATTTAAGAAGGCGAGGTGAATACGATTGACTGATGTGTATTGTGAAAAGAGACGATGCTTAAACAATGTTAAGGGTTGGTGTAAAGCGAATGGCATTCATATTGATCATATGTGTAAATCGTATGCACCCTCACATTCTTTAATTAAAACTAAAACGGCAAAGATTCATAAAGACCGCGGTAAGTTTAAACAGAATAAAGGAGTACTGAAATAATATTGGAGCACCCACTTCAGGGTGCTTTTTTATTTCCTAAATTCTGATTATCAATACTGGTTATAAATGAGAATTTGAAATTTGGAAAAGGTACTCCGTGGGTGAAAAATGGCCGCTGGTCGCCCCCGCGCGAAGATTGTCTCTGTGTGGGAGAAATTTTGCTGTTGAAAGTTGAATGTCAAGAGACAGAAAGGAGGTCGTCAATGGCCGACGCAAAACCGAGAGTCAAATTCAATACCGCAGGCGATTTGCTCGTATCGACCGCACAACTTTGCGACCTTCTTCGAGTATCACCTGAAATTATTTCCAGGCATCATAAATCTGGGATGCCGAAAGCTGCCACAGGGTGGTGGAATCTCAGGGAGGTGCTTGCGTATCTTGGACATGCAAAAGGCGATAAAGCAAAAGACCAATCTGCAGCCACTCGAAAGTTAGTTGCTGAAGCTGACTTAAAGGAGTCTAAAGCAGCACGCGAGAAAAAGCTTCTTGAAATATTAGAGGGCGAATATATATCTCGTGCAGATGTCGCTAAGGAATGGTCTGGGCGAGTACTCGAATTGAAATCGTCTTTTATTAAATTGGCGAAACGAATTGCGAGTGAATTCACGGATCCGGAGGAACGGGCGAATGTAGAAAAGGTGGTGAATGACGTTGTCGAAGACTACCTCGAAAGCTACGCGCGTAAAGGCGAGTACACGCCGGAAATCAAAGTCAGTCGAAAAACAAAGACCTAAGGTTGAATGGTTTCCAGAAGAGCTTGAAGCGTTTAAACCCCCAGAACGATATACGGTTTCGGAATGGGCTGATAATTTCAGAGTGCTAACGAGTGTATCTGCAGAACCCGGTAGATGGCGGACAAATCGAACACCGTATCTCAAAGAACCAATGGATAGATTCACTGATCCACTTATTGAAAAGATAGTTCTTTGTTTTGGGGCACAGCTGGGTAAGACAGAAACAGAACTTAACATGATAGGGTATGCGCTAGACCAAACAGCATCCCCTACCATGATGGTATATCCAACAGATACCATTGCCAAATTCGCTAGCGATAAGCGTGTGCAACCTATGATTAAATCGGTCAAATCGATTAGCGACAAGTTCGATGAAGGTAGTAAATTGCTAGAGTTAGATTTTAACAATGGCAATTACATGGTGCTTGTAGGTGCGAACTCTCCGAGCAGTCTTTCAAGCCGTTCAATCAAATATCTATTCTTCGATGAAATTGACAAATACCCCGCCTTTGCAGGTAAGGAGGCAGACCCAATCAAACTAGCAACAGAACGTACCAAAACATTCGTTGATAAAAAAATCGTGATGGTGTCTACTCCTACGGTTGAGTCGGGTAATATTTGGCAGGCGTTCATGAGTGCAAATGAGCGCCGGCAATATTACGTGCCATGTCCACATTGCGGAGTGTCGCAAGTCCTCAAATTTAAACAGATAAAATGGCCTGAAGAACACAATGATAATGCCGACATGATACGTGATACAGCGTACTACGAATGTGAACATTGCGGCGAACGTATTTACGATAAGCACAAAATGGAAATGTTAAGAAGTGGTGAATGGAGAGCGGTAAACAAATCGCAAAGTAAAGTCCGCTCAGTATCGTATCACTTATCATCTATATATTCGCCGTGGGTCACATTCGGAGACGTTGCCTATGAGTTTAAAAATTCCAAAGGCACACCAGCTACATTGATGAACTTTATCAACTCATGGTTAGCGGAGCCTTGGAAAAGTTCTAAAACTAAAAGCACACAGAATCTGGAGTTTACACAATCTTCGTATCCATGTGGCGTCGTGCCAGATAAAGCAGTACTACTTATAGCTTCTGTTGACGTACAACTCGATCACTTCTGGTGGGAGGTAAGAGCATACGCACCGGGCGTTAAGTCTTATCTGATTGATTATGGACAGGCAAGTACATGGGAAGATTTAGAAGAGATAATCATTAACCGCGAATATCCATCAGAATATGGTGAACCTCGACAGGTGATGAAAGCCGGCATTGACTCAGGATTTAGAACGGACGAAGTATATCAATTCTGTTCTAGGTTCCCTGAAGTCTGTATTCCAATTAAAGGCTCCTCGAATCATAGTACGATGGCAGCACCATATACTATGACATCAATAGAAAAGGGCGTCGTAGGTGGATTGAAATTATATGTATTGAATACTGATTATTGGAAGGACTTTATATTCGCAAGAATGATAAGACCTGCAGATGAAGACAGTACGATTCATTTATACAAAAACTGTCCGCAAGAGTACTCTGATCATTTAAGGTCGGAAGAAAAGCAAGAAATCAGAAATGTGAAAACAGGTGCAGTGACGGTGCAATGGAAACCGCTTACCAGTCACCCTGTCAATCACTTGCTTGATACATGCACCTACAATGCCGCTGTAGCAGATATTGCGGGTGTTAAATATTTAATTGAACAAGAAAATTATGAAGAAACCGAAGAGGTTGAAACCTATGATGATTATGATGGAGGCATAGGTAATACGGGGCATTGGTTTAGATAGGAGGTGAACCATGAGCGATGTAAATGAACAATTGGAACGTGTCCGCCAAGTTATTGAGGATATCGAAACAAAAGGATACTCCGAGCTACAGATTGGTGGCAAACGATTCAAGACAATTGACTTGCCTGTGCTTTATGCACGTGAACAAACGTTAATGCAACGTGTACATGAGGAGTCAAATGGATATCAAATGGATGCATTCGTAACATGGGGTGGACGATGAATATTATTGACAAAGTAATCGGATTGGTGAGTCCACGACGTGCGTATGAGCGTAAGACCTACCGCGATGCATTACGTCACTATGATGCGGCATCTATGGATAGGTTAAGCAGTGATTGGCAACCCGCATATGGTACGGCCGAACAGCTTGCAACAGGTTCACGTGATATTATCCGCGGGCGTGCAAGAGCTGCAGAAATGAATAGTGACTTAGCTGAATCTGCTGTTATCGCTTTATTGCGAAATGTAATCGGAGCAGGCATTGTCCCACAGGCGAAAGTTAGAAATCGTTCAGGAAAGTTAAACAGTGAACTAAACAAGAAAATCGAGAAAGCGTGGGCCAAATGGGCCGAACCTGAAAATGCAGATATTAGAGGTATTTCTAGTTTTTATGAACTACAAGAAATGGCGCTAAGACGAATGGTGTATGACGGTGAAATTCTTGTGAACAAGACTTCGCAAGGCTCTTATTTACCGCTATCTATTCAATTAATAGAAGCTGAAAATATAGGGGCTGTAAGCATTACACACGGTAAGAATAATATTATCAATGGTGTTGAAGTGACTGAACATGGCCGACCAGTAGCTTACCACGTTAGTCAAACTGACCCGATGGGTTTACGATCTTTTGATACAGTTCGACTAACAACTGAACAAGCTTTTTTGTTATTTAAACCTAAACGGCCATCACAAATCCGGGGCGTAAGTTTATTGGCGTTAGTGTTACGTAGAATTCACGATATTGACGAATACATGGATGCCGACTTAATTGCGGCTCGTGTCGCAGCATGTTTTAGCGTTTTTGTAACTTCGCAAAATTCAGGAAGACAAGCCGCACTATTACCTCGAGATAAAAAAGGCAGACCTAACATCACAATGGCACCAGGTATGGTTAGACATCTCAGCCCTGGTGAATCGATTGAGTTTGCAGATCCTAAACGCAATGCAGGGACTGCGAGCGAATATTCGGCAACTCAGACTAGACGTATTGCGTCCGGTCTTGGTATGAGCGCTGACATCGTAGCGCGTAATATATCTGGGAATTTCTCAGCTGCAAGGCAAAACTTGTTAGAGGACCAAAAGACATTCCGTCAAGTACAGAAATTTGTAATCAGACACTTCTGTATGCCGATTTGGAAAGCTTTTATTGATGCTCTTTACTTAGCAGGTGAATTACCATCAGACTACTTAGCGAATAAGGACAAATACCAAGAGGTAGCTTGGCTTGCTCCAGGGTGGTCTTGGATTGATCCTGTCAAGGAAGTTAACGCCAATAAAGAAGCAATCAAATCCGGGCTTACAACGTTAGAAGATGTATGTGCAGCATCTGGACGCGATTGGGAGGAAGTCCTTGAACAGCGGAAGCTCGAACAAGATAAAGCTAAGGAGTTGGGGGTATTGCTAGATTATTCCAGTGAGTTGCAACCGCTAACGATGGGCGATGATGACACTACAAAGGAAGGAGCTGATGGCTAGTAATGAGTGAACATCAAAAGCGCAGCATTCTTGGTAATTATTGCCGGGAATCTACTATTGACAACGTCGATACCGATAGTCGGACAGTAGAATTATCTTTCTCTTCCGAAACGCCATATGGCCGTTGGTTCGGCGATGAAATCCTTTGCCACGATGAAGAGTGCATCAACCTTGAGCGCTTTAATAATGGTTTAGGAACAGCGTTGTTTAATCACGACAGGGGTGCAGTCGTGGGACACGTTGAGAAAGTTTGGATTGAAGATAATCGAGGAAAAGCATTAGTGCGTTTCGATGAAGACGAAAAATCCGACATGATTTTCAAAAAGGTACAATCCGGGACGCTACAAGGAGTAAGCGTTGGGTATTCCATTAAGCGATATGAAGTACTTGATGATAAAGATTCTATATCCAGTAATGGCAGATTCAAGGGCCCTGACACTTATGTAGTTACGGATTGGGAACCTTTGGAAATCAGCATTGTATCTGTTCCTGCTGACCCAACTGTAGGGGTAGGACGAAGTGCTGAAGAAATTCATACAAGTATTGACACACAGGAGGGAGAAAAAAGTATGGATCCAAAAGAAAATTTAAAAACTGAAGAAGTGAAATCTACAGAACCAGTTGAAACTGGTATCACACAAGCAGACCTTGCTAAAGCAATGGAGCAAGAGCGTAAACGTACTTCCGAAATTACTGCATTGTTCCGCGACTTTGATGTAGAAGGTGCAGACGAAGCAATCGTAATGGGGGTATCTGTTGACGAAGCACGTGCAATGGTAATGGACCAATTACGCGCACGTAACAAAGGCGTATCCGTAACAATGGGCGAAGCTGAATCTGATAAGTTCCGCGCAGCCGCACAAGATGCGGTATTAATGGCAGCAGGCTTGCCTGTAACAGAACCGGCACCAGGTGCTAGTGAATTGCGCGGCTACTCCTTAATTGAGTTAGCTCGCGAGTCCTTACGACGTGAATGTGATACTAAAGCTAACTTTGGTGATAACATGGAAATGGCACGTGCGGCTATTAACTCCACATCTACATTCCCTGCTATCATGTCTAACTTGGCCAATAAATCTGTGATGAATGGTTTTAACGAAGCTGAAACTACATTCCAAATCTGGACAGGCAAAGGCTCTAACCGTGACTTCAAAGAAGCAGCACGTTACGCATTGTCTGAAGCAGGCAACCTAGAATTAGTACCAGAAGGCGGTCAATTCCCACAAGATGTATTCGGCGAGGCATCCGCTCGTACTAAAGTAGCTACATATGGCAAAATCTTCAGTTTGACTCGCCAAGCTATTATTAATGATGACTTGGGTTTATTCTCCAAACTTGCTACTAAATATGGTTCCGCTGCAAAACGCTTGGTAAACAAAATGGTGTATGCTCAATTAACTGGTACAGTTAAAATGCAAGATAGCGTAGCCTTATTTGACGATAAACACGGAAACGTAGCGAAAACAGCAGAGGCGTTATCCGTTACATCTTTGGCGAAAGCAATTACTGCTATGCGTCGTCAGAAAGGTATTACCGATGAAGCTAATTTGAACATCACACCTAAATACTTGGTAGTGCCACCTGAATTAGAAATAACAGCATATCAAATCGTTAACTCTACTGCAGCAGTAGATGGTACAAACTCCGGCGTAGTAAATCCTTATAAAGGCCGCTTTGTTGTAGTGTCTGATGCTGAATTGACAGACCCTACTGCATGGTACCTAGTAGCGGATGCGGCTCAACACGATACTATTGAAGTAACGTACTTGAATGGCGTTGAAAATCCACGTCTTGAAACACGTCAAGGTTTCGACGTAGACGGTATTGAATACAAAGTGGCATTTGATGTTGGTGTTGACACTATTGACTTCCGTGGTCTATATAAGAATGCTGGTAAATAATTAGGGGGTATATTATATGATGACACAATTCGTAATGGAAACCGATCGTATCAACTTCACAGCGACTGCTGCAGTTAAAGTAGGCGACATTGTAGAAGTTGGTAAACTCCACGGCGTTGCACTTACTGATATTGCTAAAGGTGAAGTCGGTGCTGTAAAAGTAACAGGCGTATTTAAAGTAGTTGCTAACAAAGCTGATACTTACGCTGTTGGTGATTTAGTTCAATTCTTAACTGATAAGGCAGTAAAAACTGGTGGTAAAGTTCTTGGTATGGCCGTAGAGCCTAAAACCGCAACACAGGAAACTGTGACAGTAATGTTGTTACAACCTACTGCGTAAATAATTACAAAGCGCCCATTTTGGGCGCTTTACTTTTTGTGAGGTAGAAATAATGCTGAAATATGATGATAAAGCGCTACTATCTGTATTCGGCGAAAAGATTACTTACAAAGGTCAGTCCATAAAAGCTAGTGTGGAAATTGGCGAATATGACGGCAAGGGTTCCGGATTCGTCGATAAAGCATTAGCCGATAAGGCTCAAATTTGGGTGCGGGTTAAAGATGTACCTAATCCTCTTCCAAAAGACGAAGTGTATATCAATGGCGAGAAATGGTACGTTGATCACATTTCCAACTTTGACGGTACGATGTATTGCCTTGAAATCGTCCATAACGTGAGGGCGGTGAGACCGTAATGAGTAATGAACCTATTACGATTACAGACACAGCCACGCCGTATCTGAATTTCATTGCAGAAACCAAACCCGACTGGATGCGTAAAGCGTTAAAATCCATAGGTTGGATGATGCAAAAGGAAATTAAAGAAGGTATCAGATCAGGTGCACCAGGCGGACGTAAGTATCCTAACTTCATGGCGCCGGCTCGCAGGGCGGCATTTGAGTCAGCATTTGGTGCTAAACTTCGGAAAGCTTATCAAAGCGGAGGACGGGCAGAACGGGAAGCCTGGGGCTCTAAATCGCGAAATGCCTTACTTGATATGGGCATTAGCGCCAGGACAATCGGATACAGTCCACTCGGTAAGTTATCGAATGCAGTCGGGTATCAATATGACAGAGGCAAGCAATCTGTCCGAGTTGGGTGGTTATCTAATTCGGCTAAACGGTTAGGTGAACGAATCGAAGAAGGGTACACTAAGCAAATTACAGAGCCTATGCGCAAGAAGTTATTTGCTGCAGGCGTACCATTGCCTAAGGGTAAATCGATGTTCAAAATTCAGCCACGTCATACTTATGGCCCTATGAAAGCAGCGTTACAGCCTAAACTTAAACCTTATATCGAAAATAAGATAGGCGACTACGCTATTTATGGTCCAGCTGCACAATCCGCATCTCGACGTAACTACAAGGTAAGGTGATTTGATGCAACAGACAATTCCATTGTCGCGCATCGTTGAACGATGGGCTGAGGCTCTAGCGAATGATGAGGCGTTGACTAAATTTTGCAATGACAAATACGGAAAGCCGGCCCAACTGTATGTCGGCTACGACGATGTTGAAGCACCACTTGAAGAAGATTGCCCTTGCATCATATTACTACCGAGTAATAAAAACGAAGGGCTTGCAGATACTTACACATACTCCCTAATGGTTGTGTGGGGTATCGTCCATAAAGGTGCAACTCGCGTTAAGAATATTATTCGATACGACGGAGCGCTAGAATCGGATAATCTAGGGCAGTTAATCATTGAATGCATTTGTAAGGTTAATCCGGCGTTCCCGGTAATCGACATTGACTATGAACTTGATAGTATGAATTGGCGCCCGGTGTTTACCGGACGGTTAACAGCTACTATAGAAATTCCGCATGTAATCGGCGGGAATATTGAATATTAAAGGAGGAAATGCATATGGCAACAGCAAAACGTGCACAGGGTTCTCAATCCCATGTGGCGATTGCGTTTGAGGCGGATTTTGGTACAACGCCATCCACTGGCGGTGTAATCACGCCAATCATATCTAGCTCCGTGAAAGCTAGTCAAAACTTAAATGACTCCACTGTGATACGTGGTGATCGTAATCCTGCAGCGCCATTCCGTGGCAACATTGACACGTCCGGTAGTTTAACCGTGCCTGTTGGTGTTATTGACATCGGATACTGGCTAAAAGCTGCATTTGGTCAACCGACTTCTAATACAACTGGACAAGCGCCAAATAAGAAGTCCGAGCACGTGTTTAAAATCGGTAACACAATGCCGTCGCTAACTATTGAACAGGGGTACCCTGATGTTAACGTATTTCAACAGTTCGCTGGCGTACGAGTTAGTAAATTAGGCTTTAAATTTGGCGGTGACTCCGAACTTACAGCATCTGTGGATGTAATGGGTTGTAAGGAAACATTAGCGGCCACTACGTTTGATGCCGCAGCTAAGGCCGTAAATTTTTTACCATTCCAAAACCTAAACGCAACTATCAAAGAGGGCGGCGTTGCCGTAGCCAATATTCTAAGTTGCGATATCAACTTTGATTTTGGCTTGGACGGCGACTCTTACGCTATCGGCAGTAAAGGTTTTAGAACATACATCGACCCAGGTATTGTGTCAATTTCAGGGACAATTAAAGCGTTCTTCCAAAACAAAGACCTTTTAAACAAAGCGGTTAACGGTACAGAATCCAGCTTGGAATTGCGACTTGAACAAGATGACTGGTCGCTTACATTCAAATTGCCTGAACTTGTATACGAACGACAATCTCCAGGCATTGACGGCCCTCGAGGCGTCAATATTGAATTACCATTCAAGGCGTACTATCGCGCGGATGCCGGCCGTTCTGCATCCATCATTACTTTAGTTAATAATCAAGAACAATACTAGGAGGTGCCCATATGGCATTCGAAGATATTCAAGTAAGAGGATTAACATTCGCTGAACGTGGCGAATTAATTAAATCCGGGTTAGACCCATTATATACTCCAGTTCCGGAGGAAGCACCGGACACAGAACGTCTATTACGTTCTCGTGACCTTGCACAATGGATTATGCAACACATCTACGGTCTAACTGAAGATGAAATCAACGCAGCACCAGACAATGACCTTATGGAAGTCGCGCTTGATACCATGCGCTTTACGCATGAAAAAAAGGCTGAAACTGAAAAAAACTAATTCAGGTGTGGGGTTGGCTCAACTCCGATAAGCCGAAATACTGCTCTGATTGTATCAAGATGCAACGTGAGACTAAACAGCATTTTGACTGTTCGGAGTGTGAGTTTAATTCCCCTCACCAATTAGATGGAACTAGACAAGCAATGCGAGTATACAATGCCAGCCGAATGCAGCGACGTTGGCATCCAGGTGGTATTGCCGGATTCGATATGCCAGCGGTGCTAGAAGTGGCAAGGGCTTACGGCATCGAGCCTCTACCGCACCTTATTGATTTACTCATATTGCTAGAAGCCAAAGAATTGGAGGTGGCGCACAAGAATGGCCAATAATTTAATTGATATTGTCGTTCAGCTGACCGATAAGAATACGGAAGCAGGACTCAAGAAAATTACTGCAAGTGCCGAAGGCGCCAAATCCGCCCTTGGCAAAATGAAGAATGATCTCATGGCGATAGGTGCCGGTGTTGGTGTAGTAGGCATCGGTGCCAAACTTGCCAAAGAGGCAATTCAATGGGACGTAGCCGTTAAGAAATTATCAGGGATTACCGGTGCTACGGCAAAAGAAACCAGTGAACTATTAGCAGTGGCCAATTATATGGGTATTGCTATGGAAGATAGTGCAGGGGCGTTTGCTAAGTTCTCCAAAAACGTCGGAGCGGCCAAAGAGAAAATGGAAGTTGCTCGGGCAGAGGGAAAGCTTAGTACCGATATATTCAGTAAATTAGGCTACACGCTCGAGGATATCCAGGGTAAGAATACCGTTGAAGTATTCAAGATGATACAGGAACGTTTAAGAGGTATGAAGGACGGGGCTGAAAAGACTCGCGTCGAAATGGAACTCTTTGGACGTACTGGATATCAGATGCACGCTATGCTCAACATGTCCGTTGAGCAGATGGACAAGGTGGCTGAACGTGCCAAGGCAATGGGGCTTATCATCGACGATGATGCAGCATCTAAGTCCGCAAAGCTAAATCGGGAATTGAAAGATTTAGAAAATACCGGAAAACGCCTAGCAGTATCCATCGGCCATGAGTTAGTTCCAGTATTTAACGATTATGCAAAAGGTGTATTAGATGTAGCTAAAGAATTCGAGTCGATGACCGCCGAGCAAAAGGAAGCTATTGGCGGAATTGTCAAATTCGGTGCAGAAGCGGGAGCTGTGATCATAGTCATGCGATCACTAACCAGCGCACTCGGATTCATGAGATTAGCTACGCTTGCTGCAGCCGGTCCTTGGGTAACATTAGCTACAGTAATTGGGCTTGCCGGAAAAGCGTTGCTTGATTTCCGATATAACGAACAGACAAAAGCATCTTATACTGGCGTAGATGTTGATGGCAAACGTATTCACAAGAATACGAACTCAACAGCAGGCCTGTCTGACAAGTTTAGGGAATCACACGATACTCGATATTGGATTGAGGATAGTGCGTGGCTGGGTCTTGTAAAAAATGACCGCTTAGCTACAAAAGAAGAAGGCGCTAGAATCGATGCGGCATTAAAGCAAAAAGAAGAAGCTGATGCTGCAAAAGCGAAACTCGATGAGGAACTCGCAAAAGCAAAAGAGGACCTTGCTAATGGCGGATTAACGAATACTGAAGCTATCAATAAGGCAAATGAAGAGGCAGCGAAAGCGGCCAAAGCCCAAGAACAGGCTGCAAAGAAAGCCCAACAAGCAGCTGAAAAGTTGGCAAGCGCTGTAGAACGCATGTCTGAATTATATAGGTCTCTTACTTTGCAGAGCTTACAAATTGACGGCAGTCAATACGAAATCGATAAGTTAACTGCTAAGAACCAGTATGAGTCAAACGAAAAAAATATTCGTGATATTATCCGCTCTGTTTCAGGCGTGAATAGTGGTGCTATAGGACAAGCCTCGGGTGTACTAGAAGCAGCTAACGAACAACTCGGCAAGGCATACAAGTTAGGAGCAGATGGTACATGGGCAACGGACTGCGGAAAGCTATTCTCTGATGCAGTTAAACAGTCACTCGGGGCGGACGTACCTCGTCGAGTCGATAAGCTATGGGAAGCGGCGGCTGCTGTAGGGGCTTGGCACCCAGAAGGCGATGGATATATTCCTAAAGCTGGCGATGGTGTGGTTGTACTTGGTGATGAACACATTGTTATTAGTGACGGGAACGGAGGCTATACTGGTGCTAATACAAACGGAGTGGTCGCTAAGCCATCTGTTACGGCCGATTTCGGACAAATCACCGGATATATTGACACAGCTAAGTATGCAGGCGCTGCATCAAGCGCCACTGCTGATTCAGCAGGTAGCGCGGCAAATGCCAAGAAACTAGCTGAGTCTGACCTAACTGCTTCCGTTCGTGCTAAAAATGAAGAGTTGTATCAAAAGCGATTAGCCGAAGCACAACGAAATCAGACTATCCGTGTTCGAAAGATGAACGAGGATATTAAAAAGCTCGATCTCGAACGCACAGGCGACCGCTTACAATTACTCAAAGCTGAAGCTGAAGCACAAAAGGCGCAGATTGACGATAACGTTCGTGAGTATACAAAAGCCGTAGGCGATAAGGAACTCGCTGAAAAGAAAGCCCAGGCAGAGCGCTTAAAAGTGGCGTCTGATACTGAGCAGAAAATCAGAGAGTTAGCCTACACTCAAACAAGCGAAAATATTGACCACTTAACTAATATGGTTACGCTTGGTCGTTTATCTCGCAGTGATGCAGACGCACTGCTTGCTGAAGAGTTAAAGACCTATATTGACTATGCACGGAGTGAAGTCAATGAGG